TCGCACCTTTGGCCGTCTCGTGCAGCGTGTCTGGGTTCAGGCCCTGCGCGTTACGGACAATGCCCGTGCGCGCCTCGCCCATCACTGACACATGCTCAAGCGCCGACAGGGTGTCGAAGTTCAGGCCACCCGCCGAGATCGGACGAATAGCGCCGGCCTGCTTCACACGAACCGGCATGTTCGGTTCATTGCGCAGCAGATCGGCAATCGTGAACTCTTCGGCCATGGACGTGGCGACTTCCATGCGCTGGTTCAGCGCGAAGTACCCGGAATCCAAAAGCATCCGAAGAAGCGTGGTCTTGATCCGCTGGATTTCAAGCAGCTTGTCGGCCAGCGAGGTCCCATAGAAACGATGGGTGTTGATGTACGGCGTGATCGGGCCGAACGGGATATGTTCGACCTCCTCCTTGGACAGAAGCACCGTCTCTTCGGAGTCCGTCTCAACCTTCCAGATGCACAGCTCGTTGCTGTCGTCGTCCAGAAGGCGGATATAGTGCGCGCGGGTTTCGACCTGGCGCAGATCGCCCGTGCCGTCGCGCTGGTTCAGGTAGTTCTCGCCTGACAAGTCGCGGGCCTGCTCAACCGTGTCGTCGGCGTCCATGTAGGACTTGAGGTTGCGGGCCGTCTCAGGGTCTACACCGCGCGCAATCAGGTCTTGGACGCGGGGACGGTCACGCATGGCGCAGTACGTCGCCTCACGCAGGCTCACCGTATCGCGGGAAACCGTGAAATCCTCGGGAGGAACAGCCTTAATGCAGACCTTCCCGCGCCTACGCTTGCGGCTGAAGGTGGTCGTCCCGTCCTCGTTCTCTTCGCCCTCACCCAGGTCAACGCCTTGGGCCTCAGCAACAGCGCGGACCAGATCGGCAGATTCAGACGGGGCCGAACCTATCGGCTCCTCTTCCTCTTCCGTCTCCCACCACCAGTGGAAAAGGCCGGTGCGGGTAAGCAGGGCGTCCTTGATCGCGGTGTAGAACGCAAGGAAACCCTCGTTCTCGTTGAAAACCACATGCTTAACGTACTCAGACTCAATCCGCGCCGGGTCCTCGTCCTGCTCGTTCATCGGCGGGAACGCGGCCACGTCGTCGCCGTCAATGAAGATGTCGAGGATGGCCGGAAGCGCAGTCTCGATAGCCTCGGCGACATCAGTGGACACCGCAGACGAGCGGTTAGCCGGGTTTGGGATGTCCGCCGACACGTCGCCGTTGCTGTAGTCGATGGCCTTCAGGCGCGCATCACGCAGCTCGCCGTTGTCGCCCTCGCCAAAGCCGATGGAGTTCTTACGCTCCTCGGCTACCAGCTTCAGCAGGCTCTCGTCGTCGTACTTCATTGAGCCCCCTAGACGAAGCCGTAATTGGTTAGAGCGAGCGGCTTGTTGCTCGGCTTGGTGGAGGCGAAGCGCAGCATCATCATGGCGTAGCGAGAGGCGCTTATGCGGTCGTCGCGCTCTTTGACGATCAGGCCGTCCAGGCGGTGATAAAGCCGGAACTCCTGAAGCCAGCCGCCGCAGGTGCTAAACACCTTCCAGCGCCCGGTTTGCATCCGGTCCAGCATATCCATGACCCCCGCCTCAACGCCGTTGCCGCCGTCCAGGAAGGTCGCCTTTTCGAGCAACAGGTTCAGGCCCTGCGCCCTGTATTGTTCAGCCAGGCTCTCGCCCGACCCCTTGTCATGTTGCAGGCCGTCATGCGGCCACGCCACGGGCAGCCACGGCCCCCAACCCTTGATGGCCGCCGCGTGAATGACCGGGGTCGCCTCGCGCTGCGCATACTCGTGGGTTAGATAGATGCAGTCCGCGTCTCGGTCCCACGCCACACGACAGGCCGCGAACGGGTGGTCCCAGCCAAAGTCGATGCCCACGATCTGAGGCCAGTGGCCGGGGATCTGAATGGGCTCAATGACAATCTGAGCCTCTTCAATCGGGAACACCCGGCCAGAGCCCATCGACGGGATGCCTTTAACGCGGGCCTCTCGCTCGTGTGGTGGGTAGCTCGCGATGATCTCGGCGCGCTGCTCGGGCGTGTAGTGCTCGGCATCGTCAATCGTCATCGACGTGACGTGACGGCTCATATGAAAGTGGCCCGAATCTCACGGGCCTGACGCTTCCTTAGACCTCGCCCGCGAATGGGCAGCAGCTTTCTCAGGCCGGCGTTGCCGACTGGATAGTTCCGCGGTCCTTGACCACTAGGATGCAGCGTCTGAGCAAACACCTCGGGGGCGCATCGCGCCGTTGCAAACACCATAGCCTAAATCGACTCGCCAAGGAACATGCTCACCACGTCAGACATGCCAAGCAGGGGCGTGAACGTGATGAAGGTCATTCCGCCCGTCGCGTTCGTTCGCGTCAGGCCCTCGATGTAAATATCCATCGGCGACTCCTCATCGTACCACACGAAGTCGAGCGTTTCGCCCTGCCACTTCTGCCGGCCCTGGTCGTAGCTCTTGAACCCCATCGTTGAGGTGCCGCCCGAGACGTGCCGGATGATGGCATTGTCCAGCGCGTCAGCCACACCCTGGCGCCTACCCCAACCCATGAGGCAGTCGCCGGGGATCATCCCCGTGCCCCACTGGCTTTCGTCCTTGGGCTCTCCGATCAGATAACGCTGCACACCGTCGCGCGTCACCTCGCCAGTCTTGGAGCCGGCCCAGGCTCGTACAGGCCGGTCCCAGCGTCTCCCTGTCCACCAGTCAGGGTATTGACCCGTTAGGTGAATTGCGGCCTCAGCAGCCCCGCAATACGTCTTGCCCAACTGGTTGCCCGCCATCAGCAGGCGCTCTCGGTGTTCAGCCCCAGCGGCGTGGAACTCACGCTGCTTGGCGTATGGCCTGTACCTAGTGAGCCGTCTTCGATCCGCCCGGCGCTTCTGCTCCTCTAGAAGCGTCAGCAACTCCGATTTCAAGAACGTTGGCGAGTTGTCGGATTCGAGCGTCAAGCTGCTCATCGGTCAAATCGCTCGTGGTTTCGATCTTGAACTCTTTGGGGAGGAGGGACGCTACGACCTTCATGTACTGGTCAGGCTTCTCAGTGCGGACGGTCTCAATCACGCCAACGCCATGCTTTTCGAAGTCGTCGTGCAGCGCGGCGATGAACGCCTCACCCAGCTTGTGGCGCGATCCTTTCGGACGACCTGCGGGGTTGGCGACCTGGCCCGGCTGAAAAGGCCTACCCCGCACTTTGACCGCCTTTGTATTTGCGGTGTCGTCATCAGCCATGGGTCGTGCCTTAGTACAGGCTGCCAATCGGCCCTTGACCCGTGGTGAAGGTCGCGGGCGGAGTGACAGTGGTTGCGGTGCCGTAGGTCTCGCCGGTCTTCTTGGAAGCGCCGAACGAACCGATGATGTGGGTGCGGAAGCGAGCCGCGACGTTGTTGAACTGAACGCCCACGAAATACTGCGCAGGACCCTTCAGGTTCTGAGGCGTAGCCCACGCAAACGACTGAAGCGCGGCGGTGCCCGATTGGGCGGTGCTGGCGCTCTTGTCGATCACGGCCCCGTTCGAGTCGTACAGGATCGCCGTCACGTTGCCCGCGACAGCCGAGCCGTTGAGAAGCTGGAAGCCGGTGGACTTGTGGTTGATCGGGACGAACACCTCGACAAGGTAGGTCTCAGTGACAACCGGGGTAGTGTCGGTCCCCTCGGTCGTGGTCTTCGCAGGGCTGGAGCCGGTGGCGAAGCCCGTAGGACCGGCATACGGAAGGGCGGGGTCAATGCCCCGTTGGGTAACTCGTGCCATGTGGGTGGTTCCTTGCCGAAACGCTCGGAGTGAGCGGGCTGTAGTTCAAGAGTCTCGCCCCGCGCATCGGCTCTTACGTTAAGCGTTGCTTCGGGTGTTAGCTGATCGCTGGGGCGATGGGGTTCAGCGGACAGCCTCCGTACTGAGGCCGAATTATTTACGGACACCATGCGCTTTTAGGCTTGCGCTTACGGATAATTCCCATATGTTGATCTCACGAACGGGGCAGCGCCCCACCTGAAGAGGACTAACTCAGATGCAAATCTTCGCCATCAACACCGCCGAGAAGATCGAAACCATCGTTCTCAGCTACCTGAAGAGCCAAACCACCTCGGGTGCGTTCGGCGAAATCACCTCGATAGACAATGATTGGCTTTCGATCCGCGCTGATGGTGTTTTCGTCCGCGTTCTTCGCGGCCCCCGTCGCTGGCAAGTTGAGGTTCCCGCCAAGAACTTCGTTGGCTGTGACGCCGACCTTCTAACCGCGGCTCAAATGGCGCTGGAGGCGTAATGACCAGAGACGAAGAGATTGCGGAGCTGGATACCCGGCTCCGCAAAGCCCAAAACGACATAAGTGCCTGGTGCCAGAGAATGGCATGGCCGGGAAAGGCCCCCACTCCGCCCTATCAAGCATGGGAAGACCGCAAGAACTGCGTCACTCGCCTACGTGAGCTTGGTGAAAAGCGATCTATGAGGTTCGTACATGACCCCAAAGCAAGCAACCGAGGCCCTGGCGAAAGCTAGGGACCTTCAGCGCCGGGCCTTGAGCAATTATGCTAAAGTCTTGCGCTCCGAAAGCCACGGCAAGTCCGCCCGCGAGGCGCTTGAACGCTACTATCGCCAGTCGGAACAGGCAGACTTGTTGCTCGACCAGATCCACCAGCACCTAGGCCGCCAATGACCCCAGATGAACTCAGAGACGCTCGAGAAACCCTCGGGCGTCTATGGGGCTTTGACCGGCCCCTTCACGCCTCAGAGCTTGGCAGGGCCTTGCGTCTTGGTGGGCGCGACCCCGGCGAGAGCATCCGCGACTATGAGCGGGGGAAGACCCGCGTTAGCGGCCCCATGTCAGTAGCCGTGGAGATGATGCTTCGCGGATCGTTGCCGCCCGATGGGATACCTGATTAGTATCGACCCGCGCAGCACCTAGGGTTTACGGCTGATGCGTGATTGTGGGTGTGCCGGGTCGATGGGGTTCAGCGGCGACAAGCGGGCGATTGAGTAACCGCAGCGTCGAAGCGCAGCTATGCCGCCGCTGAATGTCTGTGCGAGCAATGTGCAATTTCTGCATATTGCTCATCGTGGGGTTCAGCGGGCCGGGCGCTAATCCGGCTTGCGGGGGTCCATTCCTGTTCGTCGTTACCTGGGTTCGCCAGGCGGCATCTCAAGGGACCATGCCCTGCCGTTTCGACAATCCAGCGTGTCTGCTTTCCACGCCGCCGCTGAATGACTGAGCCCCGGAGCATGAAACAGAGGCCGACCGGGGCTATATCGTTTAGGGAGGCGCTAGGTCGCTTCGCGCATCTCCGCCCGTAATGCGACCGGGCGGCCCAACCACATTTGTGGCGGGCGAGTATTGTTCCCGGCTTTGCGGCCACCCGCCGGGGAGATGTTAGGAGCTAGCCGCGCGCAACGGACGCGCTACCTAGCCACCGTCTTGAGGCTCAACCGCGAACGGCGAGCAAACTAAAACTTCCGGGCATGGTCATGGCCGCTCAAGCATGACCGCTCAGCCGCACCGGACCCACCCATTCGGGTGTCTGAAAGCCCGAGAGAACCACGCCATATGTCGGCCACGCCCCAGCAAGACGCACCGCGCCCAGCCAACGAATCACATATCACCCCCAACATCTGGTGTCAATCACCTAACGTGAGGGCTATTAGGCCGCCTCCACCATTCCACGCTGAACCGTGACCGCCTGGCCCATGACCTCAAACAGCACCCTGAGCCGCTTGTCGCCCTTGAGCTTCACCACCTTGCCGACCCATCCCGACATAGGCCCGTCGGTCACCCTGACGCGCTCGCCCTTGGCCGGCGACCAGTCGGGCTTAAGCGTCTCATCGAACAGCCCTTCCGCCTCAGCCTGGATCAGCCCCTCGACATAGTTTGACGGGATCGTGGCCGGGTGGCGCTCAACGCCCATGGTCCAGACGAAGTTATGAACGCCGTCCGCCTCCCTGATGCCGTGGGTGCCTCGCCCCTCGGGTAGGAGCACGAAGGCATAGCCGGGAAACAGAGGCATAGGCTTAGGCGTCCGCTCCTTCCCGGTCCTGCACCATACTGTACGCGTGGGCGAGTAGGCATATAGCCCGATCTCCTTGAGGGACTTAACCGCCCTCCCCTCCATGCGGGTTGCAGCGCGGATGACAAGCCATGTGGTCATGCGGATGTGTCCGTTTTGGGGGTTAGCGGGGCTTGCAGATTTGACGGCCGGTCGCGTCTAGCCGTGGCGTTAGCCCCGATCCGGTCTTGAGGTACTGGCAGCCCGTCCCGTAGTCGGTCATCAGGGAGAAGCCCGAGCGTTTGTCCTGCGCCGCGTCCGTCGCGTCGGTGTCGCGTAGGCGGTTGCTGATCGGTGTCAGCAGGAGCGTGAGGATCATCGTGATCGCCCACGCCAAGCCGAGGCATTGCCAGACGCCAATTGAGAACCAGAATCCAATGCTGGAAATTGACGTGGAGAATGTTCTCTCAGCCATCACTCGCCCTCCGGTCGGCGCATGTAGTCGCGGGTGAGAGAGATGGCCGCTGATCCGGCAAGCCACAGCGTCTCCATTGCCGTTTTCAGAACGGGGGCCGGGTCGTGCAAACCGCCCACCATGCAATCCAGCTCGTATGCGAAATCTTCAAACGCCTTCTCCAGCGCAGTAATCCTCGCCTCGAGGTTCGGTGTGTCGGTCATGGGTTCTTCCGTGGTGCTCACTTCGCGGTCCTCTTCTTCGGCTGGGGATCGGTGAGTTTCTGAGCGACGTAGATCAGGCAGGTTTCAAGGTCGCCGCAGATGAGGGGGGCGCAATCACCCCCAACGACCACAGTGACCACGTTTGAGTGGTTGTGCGGCGCGAGCGCGGTGACGTAGAAGCCGCCCTCTGATGCGTGGTGGATTGTGTAGCTGTTCACTCGTCGTCCTCCGTGATCTTGAGACAGGCGGGGCAAGTGACCCAGGCGCTGGTTGTGGTTGATGCCATTGGGGGGAGCGCGCCGCAGAGTACGGTGCGAGCCTCATGTCCCTTGGTGAAGTCGAGGGCGTGGAAGAGGGTCATGCGGGGTCGCTCCCGAGGCGGCGCAAACCCTGGTCGGTTATGGCGAACTGGAGGAATCCATCTCCAAAGTTCGCCTTGCTGACGTAGCCGGCCCCCAGGAGGTCAACGAAAACGATTGCAGCCGCTAACTCTTCGTTCGTTTCGATAGGCCCCATGGTGTGAGGTCCATTGTCCCGCAGGAAACTGAGCGCCATGTCGTGAGCTTCTGTTTTGGCGGTGCTCATGCGGCCACCTGGCGAGGGGGTTGGCGTTGCGGATAAGTGATCGGCAGACAGACGCTCATTTTGCGCCGCCCCAGGCGATCAATCCCGATCTCTTGTTCTGAAAAGACCGGGAACCCTCCGGCCATAAGGCAGGCCCGGACGTGGCGACGGTCGCGCGCATCGTTCACCGAGGTCTTTGCAAACGTGATCTGATCCTTTCGGAGCCGTGAGCGCAGGCTTTCGACCGTCCGTCCCATCGCCTGCGCAACCTGCGCGTAAGAGTACCCACTAGACAGCAGGTGGACGGCGCGCTCGACATCAGCCTCAAGCCAAAGCCATTTCCCGGGCTTCCTAGCCGCCGTAGACGGCCAAGGGGCGATTTGGCTAGGTTGGTCTATCTCCTCAACCACCAAAACCCGCTGTACGGTCGCCCCTCGGGCTTCTGACGGCATTACGCCGCCCATCTTCTCCACGGCGTGGGTTTTTATCCCGTGAGTGATCGTGGTGTGGTCAAGAAGGCGAAACATGCGGGCGATGGTCAGAAGCGAGTAGCGATAATTCCCGCAGGGCTTCAGCGCACTGCGCAGGGCGTACATGGCCTCATGGCGCGCCGGGGTGATGCGCTGGCTTCGCTTGGATCTCATGAGCGCGTCAAACGTAAGCCCGTGCTTTTTGGCGACATCCTCGACGACGCACTTGGCGTGATCGGACATGGGATAGGTTTGATCGTTCATGCGGCTTGCTCGTCTCCAAAGGGGATGGGATCGCCGGACTTGATCCAGCTACGGTCCAGCGACCCGCTGATGCGAGCGCCGGGGAATGTCAGCTTCGCCACCTGGAGCGCCTCGGGCAGCATGACGCTGATGAGGTTGCCGATCTCGGCGACGGTGTAGACGACCTTGAACCGGCCATCGGCCTCGACCTTGGCGGCGCTGTCGTTGTCCTCGACCAGGGCGGCGATGACCCCATCAGCGAGGGGGACTTCCCAAATCCAGGGAGCCAGTGGCCGGTGGCCTGCCTCGACAGCGGCGGACGCCAGGGCTGCATAGGCGCGCTTCATGCCGCCTGCGGCGGACTCCACAGCCTCCAGCGCATCGCGCGTCAGCCGCTCGGAATGCCAGGCCTCCTGGTACAGCGCGGAGAACTTCACCTGCTGCCGGCGGAACCGTGCGCGCAGCACATCGTCCACCAGCATCGGAAGCCGCTCACACCCCCACTCCCGTTCAACGGCGGCGCGGGCGTAGTCCACGCCCTCGAAGATGGATTGCAGCGTGGCGCTGTCTTCAGGCGAGGGCATGATTGCTTACCCCCATTCCCGACGCGGACGGGGTAGCGGAACTACCCCTCCGTAGGAGGGGGGAGATACCTCCGCAACACCTCCGCAATGTTTTCAATGACTTAGCTACCATAGTTCCGCAACCTCCGCACAAGTTCCGCAATTGATTTCATTGAACTTTTTCGGCAACCTCCGCAGACTTCCGCAAGAGTTCCGCAAGCCGTTTTTGGGGGTCAGTCGATCCATTTCAGAACCTTCAGCCCCTTCATTTTGCTGGTCGTGTTGGCCGTCTCGACCACGACCATTTCGCTGATCATCCAGCTTTCGAGCATCATCTCGACGACCGCCTTGGGGAGGCTGAACTCCCGCATGACGTTGCGGACGGCGTAGCGTCCTTCCTTGGCCGTCTGAGCGTAGGGCGACAGCGGGCGGCCCCTCATCCAGGCTTCATTGAGATACCGCTGGACAGCCCTGGACGTGTCGCGAGGGGGCCACTTAAGGCCAGCCTCTTCCCGCCCCTCTGCGGCGTCTCCGAAGGCCACGGTCAGAGACGAGACCTCCTTGATGCGGCCCTCAACCATCCACTCTTGAGGCTCGACGCTGAAGGCGCGCTTCCAGCCGTCCTCAGCCTCCTTTTGCTTCTCGCAGATGATGACCCCGCCCTTGCGCTCGTCCGACTTCTCGACCCGGATCACAAAGTCGCCCTGCCCCAGGAACACGGTGGAGCCCCGCATGGAGCTTCCATCCTTGTTGCTGTGGTGGACGCCCACGACGGTCGCGCCGTACCGCTCGCGCAGCCTGTCGCAGGCCACGACAAACAGGGTCATGTCCTTCTGAAGGTTCTCGTCAGCGCCCGGCAGGACCCGGCTCACGGTATCCACGAACACGACGCTGACAGGACCGTTGGCCTCGACGTGAGCCGCCACGGTCTTGTCCAGCCGATCCACGTCGTCGGCTTGTAGAAACGACATAGATGAGCGGATCAGGTGAAAGCCCGCGTCTCCGCTCAGCTCGTGTTTTCGCTGCCAGGCCTCAATGCGGTTCTTGGCCCCAGAGATGCCCTCTGAGGCAAGGTAGAGAACCGAGCCCGTGTGCTTCTTTATAGGCCGGTCAATCCACGCCTCGCGGCCATAGGCCAGGGAGAGCGCCAGATCGTAGCAGATGAACGACTTGTAGGACCCCGGCGCTCCGTAGACGAAGCCGAGACCGGCCTGCGGGATCGTGTCCTCCACAATCCACTGAGCGTCCGGCATTGACTTGAGGTCGGCAATTGACAGGACCTCAAAGAGGCTCGGGTCGCGCTGTGACGGGTAAGACGGCGCGACCGTTTCTGTCGTAGCTGTGAACTCATCTAAAGGGCTTTCGCCCCTAGACCTCCGCTCGGCATAGGTCTGAACCGCCTCATCGAGCGAGCGCATGAACGGGATTTGCCCCGCCTCGAACGCGCGGATCGCCTCGCGGCATTTCTCCTTCAGGAACTCAGGCCCGCGACCTGGGCGGACCTGATCGACCTTGGCGAGATAGACCGGCGCAACGGACTTATAGAGGTCGTCCGGCGTAGGCTCGCAGCCCGTGGTCCCGATGTACTCGTGCAGGTGAGCGCGGACGAGTTTGAAGGCGTACCCCTCCCGCCCGTCCATGACCTTCTCTTCCAGCCCCAGCGCGCCGCCCATGGCGACCTCGACATCTGGAATGGCGTCTTGAAACTGCGCCCGCCCCATAGGGGGGAACGCACGCTGAAGCTGCTCAAGGGTGAATTGCCGCGCCGCGCTGGACACATGGACGACTTCCGTCCGCTCCATGATCCGGTCATCTTTTTTGGGCCAATTGATGCTGCCAGCCAGGCGCATCAGTTGCTTGCCCGTGCAGACCTTGGGGTCTGTCTTCAGGACCGTGGAGATTCCGCGCAGCGTGGCGCGAAGCGTCTCAATGTTGTCGACCGGAGTTTCCAGCGGCCACCAAAATTGGCTACGCTTGGTCGGGACCGAGCCCGTGACCACCACGAAGGGCGGGGAGATGCCGGCGGCGCGATAGGCGCTACGGGCGCTGTCGATCTGGTCGGCGTCGTCGGCGTCAGCCCAGACGGCGTAGGCGCGCAGGAAGTCGCTGTCATCAGCCGCCTTGCCGGGGAACACATCTTCCTGCCGGAGCGCGGCTCCGACGTAGACGTTGCGGCCTGGCTCAGAGTTGAGTTGTTCGGCGTAGTCGGTCGCCGCGTCCATGTCGTCCAGGCCGAAGAACGCCGTTTTGACCTTGGGCTGAATGTCTCCGGTATGGATTCCGGTAATCTCGATCTTGCCTGCGAGAGCCCGCCCAAACAGCATGGAAAGCTGTTCTGTCATTGCGGTCTTGTTAGCGGACAGAATCGGCGTCACTTTTTCCACGGCGCTTGTCTCGTCAGAGGTAGAGGGTGGGGAGAGGCGCGAGCCCCTCCCCTGAACGGCCTAAAATTCCTCAGCGCCGACCAGCGCCTTAGCCGCAGGAGCGGGTGCAACCGCCGCCTGCGGGGCGGGAGCGGGCGCGGGTGCAACCGTGCTCGTTCCCGTCAGTTCAGCCGGGCGGTCGGCCCACGCGACGATCTCAAATACCGGCATGTAGTTGGTGGAGGACTGCCCCTGGCCCTGGCTGACGACGGGCTTGGTCCCGGTCATAGCCACGATGGGGAGCTTGCCGGGGTTGGCGGCCTTCTGCGCCTCGTAAGCCGTGTGCAGGCTATCCAGGGCGTTGATGACCACCTTGGCGCAGGAAGACAGCTCGCGGACATCGCCGCCCGCGTCCTTGCCCAGCTTCAGCAGGATTTTGAAGCCCTGCTTGTGCTGGTCGGACGGTTTGGCGGGAAGCGGCTGTCCCAGGGGGACCAGGGCGAAGGAGGGAGCGATGCCAGCGGCGAACAGCGCCCATCCGACCTGGATATTCTCCATGTCAAAGATGGCCTTGAAGCCGTTGGAAATCTCAACAGAGTTGGTTTCCCAGCCCGCCGCGCCCTGCTCGCGGTCAATGCGGAACATACGCCCAGCGCGGGCGTCGTACTTGACGATGGGGGTGAAATCGCCGCCACCGGCTTCAGTTGTCAAACCAAGTGCCATTTTAGTCTTTACCTTCTCACATGTCGCCCGATTGGGTCGGGTCCGCCCATCTCGCTCAGTACCCGTAGACTTCCAGCGCCTTGGCGCGAGTAGACGGGTCGTTGAAATAGAAGCTGTCGGCTGTGTGCGGGATGATCTGCGCCAGTTCCTGCGCGTCAGACGACAGGGCCAGGAACCGCTCTAGCCTTTGGGCGGCCTGCGTGATCTCGCGAATGGACTTGTCGTAGTCCTCGCGGGTCAAGGTGATGGTGTTGGACTTCTTGTCGCTCAGGTAGACAAAGCGCACCCGCTTATCCATGCGGGCGGTCTTGTAGATGGTGGCCTGACGCAAGTGGGCGTCCGACATGGACGACGGCACGCGCAGCGTCGTCTTGGTGTCGATCACCTCATCTGCGTACTCGAAGTCCAGGAAGCCTAGGAACGGCACGCTGACGCCTTCCAGCGTCACTAGAACCTTGTGCTGGTCGCCCATGTTCGGGCGGATCGGCAGGCCCTTCACGCGCAGCGCCTTAAGCCCCTCCCTGACCATGCCGGGGATGACGGCGCGTTCCGCCTCGCGCTTGGGGTCGCCGCTCAGGGCGGTGAGCTTGTCGTAGAGGCCCGTGGCGACCTTGACGCACTCGTCCTCGGTGGCGTCCGGGTTGAACAGCCCCGCGCTGACACCGGACTCAACCGAGGACCCACGATGCGCCGATGCGCCCATGTTGCCGCGATGCTTCAAGAGCTTTTCGAGCACCCACAGGGACGGCGCGGCGAGCCAGGTGTTGAGGCTGGACGCCGAGAGGTGGTGGATGCCGTGACGTTCAAAGGCGTTCATTGAGCGGGTTCCAGGGTGATGATGACTTGCGCGTCCTTGACCGGCTCCAGGCTTTGCCAGTGGGCCACGATGCGCTGACAGAGGCTGTCGTCCGGGGTCAGGCCCGCCTTGACGCAGAGGTCCAGAACGGGCTTCAGCAGCCCGTCCAGATCGCGCTTGCGGCGGTCCGGGCGCTCCACGATCATGGAGAACTGGTAGGGGCCTGACAGGGACCCGGCGCGTTGCAGCGCCAGGGCCGCGTGCGCGCTTTCAATCCAGGCGTCGTAACGCTTTGTCCGCACCCGGCGCTTGCCGACGTTGAGATAGAGATTGTTGGTCGCAGGCGGGAACGGGAGCCAGACGACAAAGCCGCGCTCGCTCATCACGGCACCCGCTTCAGCAGGCGTTCAAGCGCGTGGTCGATCATGGCCGCGCCGATGCTCGCCCAGGTCTCGCCGTGGTCAGAGAGACAACGACCCGCCGCCACCATCGACCATTCGAGCGGCGCGTGCTTCCAGAGCGCGTAGGTGATCGGCACGCGCTGCGGCGCGGGTGGCGAGTTGCTGTTGCTCATTGGCAAGTCCTTGAAGGTGTTGCGCGTATGTCTCGCCGGTCACGGCCAGACCGAGCGCCTCAAGCAGAGCCCACCCTTCGGCGCGGATGGCCTTGGTGATGGTCCGCGAGGAAGCAGATCCCCTGATCAGGTTCTCGGCGGCGCTAAGGTCCAGGCCCCAGGCGCGAGCTACGGCCTTGACCGTATCGCGCTGAAACCGGCGTCTGGCGTAGGCGGCGATCAGCTCGCCCACGTGGAATGTGGAAACGTCCCGGTCTAGCTGCATGAAATCCTCAACGGTCTGGGTCATGGTTGAAACACCAGACGCGACAGGGAGAGGACGTGCAGACCGGGAAGGTTCTTCAGGCGATTATGTTGAGCGTTCAGGCTCATGATCTGCGGCTTATGGCTAAGGCCGCGCGCAGCCCCGGACTGTACCGGGCGGCTGACACCTACAGGACGGCTGCAACCGCCCTGTTGATGGAAATTGCAGACGTGCCGTCGCCCGACCAGGGAGAACAAGACGACGGCACGCCATCCCCGCCCGACGCTGCTCGGGGGCGCTAACGAAGCGGGAGGGAATTTGGAAAACATCAGGCGCGGGCCTCGATCTTCCGCGCCAACACGGAGGCGACCACAGGCTCGCCCGTAAGTTCTTCGAGTTGGGCCGCAAGGCGCAGGGACAGCTTGCGCCTCCCGCTTCGCAGGTCGGCCACATACCCGTCAGACACACCCAGCCGCCGCGCCATGTCGGCGGACGAAAGGGAAAGCCTGTCTTGAAGCAGTTTGAAGTCCATGCCCCATTCCTCGCATATTGCGAGCAATCGAGCAAGCGCCTTTCTCACATAGGCGACAAAGACATTCCGGGGCCTCGGTCGCAAACTGCGCGAATGTCTCGCACAACTTCGACTCCATCTGCTAACCACTTGCGCGCGTGGCGCGAGTTCCGCCGCATGACGCAAAGCCAATTGGCAGAAGCGGTGGGAACCGCCGATAACGTTATCAGCTTGCTAGAAAGCGGAGCGCGAGGTCTGTCGGATAGGTGGCTCAGGAAGCTTGCGCCCGTTCTAGGCACGACACCTGGCTTTCTATTGGACTACGACCCAAGCGACCTAGACACTCAATTTCTAGAGGCTGCACTTTCTGTCGCACCTGAAAGCCGCGCCCAGGTCTTGCAAATCCTCAACACGTTCCGCCGCACAGGAACCGACGGCTAACGGTTAAGCCTGTTTCCGCCTCCGCGCAGACCAGGCCGCGCACCACAAATTGAGTCGATCTAAAGAGCCCCGCTAGCCGGGGCTTTTCTATGTCCAAATTGAGAGTTCGCAAAATGTGAGAAAAGCCCTTGCGGCTATCCTCGCAATATGCGAGGCTGTGTCCATCGAAACACCGATGGAGCTTCCCGATGTCCTCCTACGCAGGTTCCTTTTTCGAGCTGTCGCCCAGCGACCAAGCCGACGTGATGAGCTTCTTCAAGCCTGACGATTTCGACACGCTGATGGTCTGCGACTACTGCGACGAGATCATTGATCAATCGGACGTGGACGTTGAGGCGTTCGAGGTCACCGGCTGCGCCTGCTGCCGCACCTGCCTTGCGGAGATGGGCGAATGATCCGCCTCGCCCTGGCCTTCTCAACTCTCGTGGCCGCGTTCGTGGCCGTCACCATCCTGCCGGGGAGTTCGCTGCTGTGACCACCATCACCGACACCAAGCGGAGGACGTAGCGTGACCCGTTCTAGTCCAACCATCACGTGGCGCAACACGCAGCCCCCAAGCAATCAAGGGAGGCGGTTCTCCGTGGAGTCCATCGAAAAGGCACTGGATGGGGACCACCCATTCGCGCTGAACCGCAGGGATCGGCGGGCGATTGAGGCCCACAAGCGCCGCACTGTCAGGGAGGAAACTCAATGACCACCATCACCGACACCAAGCCCCCCGCCGTCCGCGCTGAGTACGAGGCCCTGCTAGGCCAGGAGATGGCGCAGGACCGTCAGAACCGCCGCGAGATGATGCGGGCCTCCGGCGTCCGCTGGTCTGGCATGTCGCCCGATCCGTTCAGGTTCCGCTCCGACATTGAACGCTGGAAGGTCGCGGAGGCCAACGTTGCAGAGGCTCGCCGGGTTGAACAGACCTGGCCCGTCAAGGCGCGTGATGAGACGACGGAGGCCAAGCGCCTCACCCAACAGCTTTACGGTGAGTTGGAGGCCGTGAGCGCCGCGCTCTCCCGTGGAGACGGGAGTGCAGGACGTGCCGCAGAGCGAGCCCGCCAGACCATGGTGCGGCTTAACTCATCCGTCATCTGGATGGACTGCTGCACCTCATGCGCGGCGGGTGATGAATGACCCGCCATCTCATCCCCTCAGAGCGCGCGGGCTGGCCTGCGGAGTGGACGGGCGAGGCCAGGTGCTGGGCGTCTATCCAGCAATACCCCGCCAAGCGGACCAACTGGACCGCGCTGATCATCCTTGGCCTGCTTGCATGGTGCGTGCTTGGCCTCCTTGCCCTTGGAGTTCGCGAGGTGCTGCTGTGACCGCCTACACCCGCGCTCAGATCGCCGCGCTTAAGCCGTGCTCGCCGGACAAGCTGGACGTTTTCAAGGGCCGTAAGACCCTCACCGTGGCCGAGGCCCTAGAGGCTGGGGCCAGCATCGACGACCTGCTTTGGGTTGCGGGAAGGCTCGGACTTAAGACTGAGTGCGTCCGGTTTGCCCTCGCCTGTGCGCGCCGGGTCGCTCACCTGAACCCCGACCCCCGTGTCCAGGCGGCGATTGATGCCGCGCAGGCGTGGGTGGACAACCCGACGGATGATAATCGGGCCGCCGCCCTGGCCGCCGGGGACGCCGCCTGGGCCGCCAGGTCCGCCGCCGGGGCCGCCGC